TTGTTTTTTTTAATACAACTGGTGGTTTTACCTCAACTTCTCCCACTGCTGCTTCTCCCATTGTAGATGTGTCCTTGTTAACTGCTTCAGCTTTTTTATGAATTTTAATCCTTTTTTTCTTTGAACCATCTTTGGATTTAGAAACTGCCTTCGTTTTTGCCGATTTTTTTTTGGTTTTTCCGTAATAATGCCACTCACCAGATTCAATTTTTGGTTTTATAAGTTCATGAATCTCGTTATTTTCCCACTTTATACGAATTTCATTTCCAATTTTGTATGGAGGTAGTGATGGTATTGTTTCTCCTGTGTCTGGATTTATTTTGTGTTGTCCAGCCCATAATCCAATCCATTTACCTTTTTCGTCTTTTTGAAGTACTTCTCGAGTGATTTGTGCTTTCTTTAAATGTGTTTTGCAAAATTCATTAGATGACTCAAAATTGCGTTTTTTACAGCGTTCTGATCCATCATGCTTTTCTTTTCCCCACACACGTGCTTGGCATTGTTCAAGTGGATTAATATCTTTTACTTTTCGTTTTTTCTTTTCCCCTCCTTTGTTCTTCTTCTTTCCTTTTTTAAATTCTAAATTTTTAGAAACATCATTGTCTATACTCTCTTTCTCTGGATCACTAATATCTATACCCCTTTCTCTCAATATTTTATAAATTATTTCTTTTACAAATTCCTCATCTTCCGGAATTGTTGCTGGAACCAAAGATGTTGTAGCTGATGTAGTAGCTGGCGATACAACATCATTTACCTGAACATTATCTTCTGCGTTTTCTGTGGTATTTTCCATAGGATTTCTCGTTGGCAAATTCACGTTGGATTCAATTACACTGGTACTGGATGTTGACATTTTTTTTATTCTGACAAAAATTTAATAAGCAATTTGCTTCAACATTGGAAAATCAAATTTTTTTTTTATTACCATTTGAATGTGCTTAATTTTATGGAATAAATTAAAAATTCCAACAACACATATTAAAGATAATTTTTATATTAAAGATTTTAATCCACCTATAATCAATGATCAATTATATTTGGATTATACTTCTTATGTTAACCTCTATGTACCAAGTCTGTGTTATTGCCAACAACAATTCTTTATTGACTAATATAACAACATTAACAACCAACACCACATACCATCCATATTCTGACTGGTTTAATTTAATTCCAATTGGAATTATTCTTTTATTTGCCATTGTTCTTATTTGTGGAAGAATGTGCGTTGAAAAACACTAAGAAAACTTATCATCCAGTAATTTAGATGATGGTATGGCATTTTTACGAGTTGGATGTCGACAGACATATTGATCAATCAACGAACTATGGAAATTTCCCATTTTTCGCTTCTGAAATAAATTTAATATTTTCCATTTACTCAATACTCTTGCTAATTTAAATCCATCACACATTCCCGTTTTTTTATAAATATTTACATAATATTTATTTTTCATATTTTGATTCTGATTCTGATTGAACAAATAGGGATAAGCCAATATTGTTTTTTTATGAACTTTTGCACCACACTCCAATAATAATTTCAATATATCCATGTTATTTTTTAAAATGGCTATATGTAACGGTGCCCAACCCCTAATATCCATACAATTTGGATCAATTTTATGAATAATTAGTAAATAATAAACTACATCAAAACTACCATAAAATACTGATAGATGAAGGGAATTCCAACTCCACTTATCAATTATAGTATCAGGCTTGATATTAAAATCAATAATATATCGTTGGAATTCTCTTACATTATTTTGACGAATATTGAAAATAACCATTTCTCGAATTTTATTAAAACTATCATGACAAAATATACTGTTTCCCATTTTTACATGTATGTCTATATTTAATCAATCTTTTTTCTTTAAATACCTGTTAAAAATATGTTTATTTAAAATTAAAATGACATGGTGTTATAGGAATGTATTATTTACAAAACAAAAAAATTATATTTTTAAAAATTGCCCAAAAAACAAATGTTCAAATTGCCCTACTAATCTCACAATATTATTCATATCAACTAAAATATAATAAAATCCAAGATCTAAAATGTTTAAAATGCCCAAAAGAACCATTATCTCAATTATGTTGTAATTCTAATAACTCAACACATGGTTGGAATATTACAGGAGAAGCCTGGAATTTCATTTGTAAAAAATGTGATCGAGTTTACATTGTATGTCCAAAATGTAGTGGTCAAAATTTTATTACAGAAAATACTTATGGCAATTGCTATTATAATTTTTATGATTGTAATTTTAGTTACCAATGGCACAAAGATCCTGATAAATACTATTCATGTAAATGCATTAATCACACTGTTAAAAATATTACAGATCAAGTTAACAATTTATATTTAATGAAATTTTTGGGATTTTACGCAACAAGAAACGAATATTGTTTTAATTCAACTGACGAAAAAATGTTACATAGTTATTGCACAGATTATGATATTCATAATTATGAAATGATTGAGCCTGTGGAAAAAGATGAATTTGCAAAAAACAAAAATGAAATTATCAATTGGTACGTTGGAAATAAAAATAAATTTTGGTATCACAACAGTGAAATACCAAATGATTCAAATATCACTGGAGATGATGGTGGATTTTTACATTATTGGAAATGTTATAATTGTCACCAACAATTTAGTTTAACCGACAAATAAATATTTTGAAAAATAAAAAAAAACAAATAATTTGTTACAATTTTTTCAAAATATTTTCAACCATGACAAGTGAATCATTACAAATGATGGTTAATAAATCATCATTGACATTATCTATAACTGTTCGCATTAAATTTTGATAACTGTCAATTTGATTTGAATCAGAATAACCATTTGTTATCATATTAATTAACGATTGGTTAAGACATCCAAAATATGTTTTATGTCTACATGATATATGCTTTTCCGTTTTTTCAAAAATACATTCCATTTTTAAAATTATATCTTGAAATATCCATCTGTACGTTTCCACAAACTTTGTACATTTTGTTTTGCGCACTAGTTCTTGTGACCATAAAATCTTATCCTCAATAAATCGCAAATCCCACTCAGAAAATTTTTTCATAAAAATTTCACAAGACGACATAATTGTTCCATTAATTTCTATATCTGTGTTACATTGATGATGATAGACTCCATGTCGTAATATTCGAGGAACCATTAATGGTTTTTTTAAAATGTTGGAATTATTCACAATTTTATAATAAAGTTGATATGATGACAATTGATCACCATAAGTACGATTAAACAGAAATAAATAATTTTGGTGATCACAATCAAAAATTTGTATTTTCATATTGATACATTGTGCGTTATAAAAAGATTGAAAATAAATTATTCCACTTTCTCTCTGTTCTTGATACGCAATCTTCATTTTTCGAAGCGTTTTAAGAATACGTTCCCATATATTTGATATACATACAACATTCTTTAATTGAAATTGTGTGTTATCTCGACAAGTGTTATACCACGGAATATATTTTTTAAAGTGTAAAACACTTTCACCATCACCGCTTTCACCAACAACACTTCCACCATTGGTAGTTTTTATACCATTCGTAATTTTTTCATCAGTAATTTTTTCATTTCCATCCCCATCTCCATTAACTATGGGAAGCGCTATACTTCGATATACACATGGTGAACTTGGATATGATGATATTGGTGATCTTGGTGTAAGAGGACTTGCCATACTGCTGCTTATAAAAGACGAAGATGTGTTGGATGGATAAATAGAAGTGGGTGATTTATTTGATTCAGCTGATTTCATTAATATCATGAACAAAGATTATTTTTATATCCAATTGTTTAATAAAAAAATCAAATTTTAATTAGATTCAATTTTTCAAGATTCAAACAATATCCAAACAAGATTCATATTTTTAAATTAATATCCATATTAAAATCCACATCAATATTCACATTTTATTCATAATTTATCAACCAAATTCAATCCCAGTAACTCCATCCCTTTCAATATATACTTTGAACTCAAATAAACTAACAATAAACGTGTCAACTCGAATTCGCCAGAGCCAATAACACGACAATGGTGAATAAATTGTGTAAAACGAACACTTAGCTCCCGTAAATAAGTTGTCAATGGTAGGATCTCCAACGTGTCTAATATTTTCATAATCGATTTCTGAAACGAAAATAAATGAATCACCAATTTCACTTCCGTTTCATGTGTTAACCGAAAATCTGTTTTTTTTGCCACTATTATTTGATCTAAATGATTCATCGAAAACGGATTTTTTGGATTTCTCAAAATTCCCATCATTCGTACATAAGCATATTGTAAATATAATGCTGAATCCCCCTTTGAATCCAACATCTTATCATAATTAAATATATAATTATTTTTCAAAGTTCGAGACAGATCGTGATACTTAATACTTGAAATTGATAATACCTCTGCTTTCTTATGTAAATCTTCTTTGTCCTTGTAAAATTTCATAAACTGTAATAGTTTATTTGTTTCTGATTTTGTCGCTTGCACCTCTGATTGTTCCTCTAATTGTTGTTTCAATTGATCAATATCATTTTTCAATTTTCCCTCCAAAGCATGAAATGCTCTTTTTTCTCCTTCCACCAATAAATTATTTAATGGTTCAGAATCTCCAGCACTTGTACGTAAACGTTTACCATCACTACCACATACTAGTCCAAATTTACAATGCTGTACAAGTTTGTCAGAGGTTAACCACCCAGCACGTTTCGCAATTTCAAATAATGAATTAAAATGTGAAGATTGACCCGCATCAACTACATAAATTACTTGATCACAATTTAATTCGACCAATCGATGGCGAATTGCCGCCAAATCGGTTGCCACATATCCATTTCCACCATCACTTTTTTGTATAACAATCGATTTTTTTTTCGATAATTTTATGATTTTAGCACCTGTTTCATCTTCAAAAACTAAATTTGCTAAATCAGTGTGAATCATTTGATCAATCTTATCCTGATAAAAACTCTCTCCACAAATCTCCAATTTTGAACTAATATTCATTTTTTGATAAATTTCCGAAAACATTGTCTCACTTGCTTTGCATAGACGTGACCAAATCGATCGATTAACTGGATCACCACTTTGTAACAAAACAACTTCTCGTTTGGCACGATCATGAAATGTTGGATCCTCCTTATCCTTTTGTTTTGCCAACTTATATAATTTTGTCAATTCACCCAACTCATCCAAATTTTCCAAATTTAAATCTTTAATATATGCAATCAACATTCCAAATTGTGTTCCCCAATCCCCAACATGATTTATTCGAAAAACCGTATGTCCCACATATTCAAAAATACGTGCCAACGTATCACCAATAATAGTCGATCGTAAATGTCCCACATGCATTTCTTTTGCTATATTTGGTGAGGAATAATCGATTGCGATTTTTTTTGGATGGTCGATTGGGAAAATTAATTTTGATAAATTATTTTGATTTAATAACGAATTCCACGCATCAAATGTAATTGAAAACATCAAAAATCCCTTTTCTGACATTCCGTATTTTGAAACAACAGTAGGCGATGGATTGAATTTATCTAAAATATTTTTAGCCAGTTGAGCAACAGGTACCTTTTTTCGAAAAATAGGAAACAATTTTAAACAAATATTTAACTGGAAATCATAATTATCCATGTCACATTCACGAATATCCAATAATTTTTCTAATTTAAGTGGTTTTGCCAACGCTTTCCATATTTCAAGTTTTTTAATGGCATTCTCAAATTCATCTTGAACAGTTTGTAATAATTGTTCAATCATGGTTGGTTCAAGTGTTGTGTTGGTTGTTATACTATTAGATGACATGATGATGATTTATTTATTCCAAAAAAATTATTTTAAAATCAAATTTTTTAAATAAATTAAAATTTTTATTGATTGGATATTAAAAATCTATTTTCTTTATTTTATGTTTTATTGTTATCTTCAAAAGAAGTAAAAATATCATTAATATTAAAGCATTCTTTACAATAATTGATTCAAAACATAATGTTTTATTTATTATTTTTGAAATTATACATAGATTGTTATGCATATGAAATAACACAAACATAATTACACAACACATCACCAATAACCATAATAAAAATGTTGAATGAAAACACAATAAACATAACGTTAAATAAATTGGTAAAAAATAATGAATTATATGTACCAAACCATACCATTTATTTGTAACTGATAACATGAAAATTGAATTTACTATAAAATGAATTAGTAACAACACATATTCTGGTTTTGTCATTGTAAACCATGATGTCCACACAAACCAAATTAAAATAATATTTACGATTGATTGTATAAAAAAAAGTTGAGCAAAATCAGAAATAACCATTATTTATATCCACCTAAAATATTATTTTATTATAAAATTAGAATAAACCATTAAAATTTGTTATTTAAAAAAAAAATGAATACTGAATGCCTAATTATTTTTTTATCTGTTGGTTAATATCAGAACATCCACAACAAGATTTCCACCATGGCACTATAATTCTTGTAGAAGTTTTTTGTTTATTAAGGTCTTTTTGTGTTGCTTGATTTCTCTTTTTTAAAATTGTGCGTTTTTTACTGGTGGGTGTATCTGGGTAAATTTCGTCATCACCATCATCATAAAATATTAATTCAGTACTGTTCTTTTAAATCTATGTAAAACTACTACTTAAACCATTTATTTATACTTAAACATAACTATACATTATATACTATCTA